GTAAGTCTCTGTTTATGTGTCACGTTGCGGCATCTGCATTGTCGCAGGGTAGGAATGCCCTGTACATCACAATGGAGATGGCGGAAGAGAGAATCGCAGAACGTATCGATGCGAACCTCTTGAACGTACCGATTGACCAGTTGGAGAATCTGTCTAAGGATATGTTCACTGACAAGGTAGGACAGATTGCCGCAAAGACCCAAGGTAAACTGATTATCAAGGAGTATCCTACAGGTGCGGCAAACACCAGTCACTTTCGTGCATTGTTGAATGAACTGAAACTCAAGAAGAACTTTGTACCTGAAGTTATCTTTGTGGACTATCTGAACATCTGTGCCTCCGCACGTATGAAAGGTATGGGTGGTGCAATCAACTCTTATTCTTATATCAAGTCTATCGCAGAAGAACTGCGTGGACTTGCGGTTGAGTTCAATGTACCTATTATGTCTGCGACACAGACTACCCGATCTGGTTACAGTAATGATGATGTCGGTCTGGAAGATACTTCTGAGTCGTTTGGTCTCCCTGCTACTGCTGACTTGATGTTCGCATTGATCAGTAATGAGGAACTAAACAATCTAGGTAAGATCATGGTCAAGCAGTTGAAGAACCGATACAATGATCCGACTCGACACAACCGATTCACTGTCAAGGTTGATCGTAGTAAGATGCGACTGACCGATGATGATGATGAGGAGATGATTCCTAGTGAAGACCCCGATAAGGGATGGGATGACAAACCAATCTTTGATAACAGTTCCGCTGGTCAGAGAATGAAAGCAGAGAACTTTAAAAACTTTAGGATGTGATATGGAACTGCACTGGGGATGGCCCGTAGTCACTACAGTACTGATGTATGCAAGTTATATGTATGGTAGGTTGGATGGATTTGTACATGGTGAAGACGAGGGTCGAGACGAAGGGATTGATATTGGGAGTCGTGCTACTGCGAGAGTGGTAATGCAGTATATGAGGGAGAAGTACGAGTTGAAGATCAGTGATCCTGAAATTGAAGAAGTTGTTGATGGTATAAGTATAACACACCACGAGGTAAATGATAATGAGTAAAGTAAGTTTAGTTGCACTAAGTCAACCAAGTGCAACCACTGATTGTAATACAGCGGCAGAACTGGTTGCATATACTGCACGAGTAAGTAATCCCGCTAACCAGAATAACACCAAGACTGCATCCAAACTATTGGGTTATCTGATTAAAGAAGATCACTGGTCACCCTTTGAGATGGTTCACCTGACGATGGAGATCACTACAACTCGTGACATTGCGAGGCAGATTATTCGACATCGCTCGTTCTCATTCCAAGAGTTCTCTCAACGATATGCCGAACAGACTAACTTTGTGACTCGTGAGTGCAGACTACAGGATGAGAAGAACCGACAGAACTCAGTCTCTACCGATGATCGTGTACTTAAAGAGTGGTTTTCTATGGAACAGGCAAAGATCAAGAACGATGCGGTACGGTCTTATAACCAAGCACTGGAGAAAGGTATTGCTAAGGAACAGGCACGTGCATTGTTGCCCGAAGGTATGACCGAGTCTGTGTTGTATATGGCAGGGTCACTACGCAGTTGGATTCACTACTGTGACTTGAGACGAGGTAATGGTACGCAGAAGGAACATATGATTGTTGCCGATCAGTGTTGGGATATTATCAAACAACACTTTCCACAAGTGGTTGCGGCACTAGAGAATGACTGAGATAGTAATCCGCAATAAGGAATTTCTGAAACTTCTTGACGAAACTGTTGAGAAGTTTCTTCCTCATCGTGAACTCATGACTGAGATATCTGCGAATGAGGGGAATGTTCCTATTGGGGCGGGTGAGTACTATTGTCAACCAAAACATCTATTTGATATGATGGATAATCCTGATGCTCACGAGGGATTTCCTGAACACGCATATGGATTCCAAGTAGGACATGGTGCAAAGTCTCATCCAGAGATATTTGAACCATTGAAGATGCACACCAAGAATGAACTAGTTCGTATCTTTGGTGCAAACAATAACTCTCTGACATCCTACTATCCTCCCAATGGATATGTCGGTTGGCATACGAACTGGAATGCATTTGGTTATCAGATGATACTCACTTGGTCTGAGGGTGGTGATGGTTACTTCTCTTATTACGACAATGAGACTAAGGGTATAGTGACCCATCATGACAGGACTGGGTGGCAAGCGAGATGGTATAGATTTGGTCGGAAGGATGAACCCAATCATGTTTGTTGGCATTCCGCATGGACAAACTGTCCTCGGTTCACCTTGGCGTTCAAGTTTCCCTATGGAAAAGAGACTGAGAAACATGACCAAGCACATGATGCAATCCAAGATTTGATTTACGAGATGGAAAATCCTTGACATTTTAATCTAACGATGGTATACTTACATAATGAAAAATTTAATCCCAATAGTCGCACTGTGTCTATCCACAGTGGTCAGTGCAGACTCTAATCATAATGGTGCAACTCTATCAATCTATAGAGAACATACCTCATTAGACTTTGAATGTCTTGCACTAAACATCTATCACGAGGCAAGAAACGAATCCTTTGCGGGACAAGTTGCGGTTGCCGATGTAACATTGAATCGGGTGTATGACACTAGGTATCCCAATACCATATGTGATGTTGTACACCAAGCAGTACTGAGTGCGTGGCATCTTGAACGAGGTATAGAAATGCCTGTGAGGGATAAGTGCCAGTTCTCTTGGTTCTGTGATGGTAAGTCTGACGAACCTAGAGATGGGGACAGTTGGGATACTGCCAGACAAATATCATTTAACTTTCTGACATATGGAGAGTTTCGTGGTATTACAGAAGGAGCGACTCACTACCATGCAACCTATGTCCATCCCGATTGGGCAAATGACAAGGGTATGCATATGGTGGGTAGTATAGGTGAACATATATTTTATAGGTGGAATCAATAATGAAAGGATCAACTAAAAATAACATACAGTATAAGTATGGTGAAGATAAAGCACTGCGTGAATTAATGGACTACATTGATGGCACTTATGGTGAACACTACTCAAAGAATAAGTTTCAGGCGACTGAGTTTATCATTGATGGTGGTCATGGTGATGGTTTCTGTATCGGTAACATTATGAAGTACGCACAGAGATATGGAAACAAGAATGGTTACAATCGTGCAGACTTGATGAAGGTGTTACACTATGCGATCATCCAACTTCATGTACATGATATAAATGGTAGGTGATATGAAAGATAGAGTTGTAATAACTGGTGTAGGTTTAACAGACACGCTCGGAACATATCCGATGGAGTGTTTTGAGAATATGATGAGTGATCATTATGAACCTCCCACTAATTTCAATACAGAGATTGAGTCTCTCAAAGGTTTGAAGTGTTTCAAAGCGAGGGAAGTGGAATATAAGATTCCAGATGGTATTCGTAAACCAACATTCAATTCTTTAACTGTCGCCACCAAGAACGCACTTCATGTTGTGCAACAGGCAATCGGTGACCTTGATAGTAGAGATGTCGCTGTTGTATTCAGTTCGGTTGCATCTAAACCAGAGACCGAGACTGCACCATTTATTGAAAGAATGCATGGTGGTAAAAGACTAAGTCCTAGAACCGCTGTACAATATCTCAAAGATTTCACTGCTGGACTGATCAGTAAGACATTTGACTTTCGGGGTGCGTGTACTAGTATGGATGCCGCTTGTGCGACTGGACTGTACTGTATTGATTATGCAATGTACTTATTGAACACTCACAAGTTTGTTGTTGTTGGTTGTACTGATACAGGTGCAGTTGATGATGATATGTTTATCTTTAATCAGTTGGGTGCGCTCGGTACTGAGTCGAGACCATTTGACAAGAAACGTGATGGATTTATCATGGGTGAAGGGGCGGGTTGTCTGTTACTGGAGAAAGAGTCTGATGCAATTATACGAGGTGCAAACATCATTGGATACATCAACACAGTCTCTCACCACACAGATGGAGCGTTAGGTAGTCCTACCGCCCCCGATGAAAACTGTACTGGTTCACTTGCATCTATGATGAAGGCGAGTGAAGGAATCGCAGAAGATATTGCGTTTGTTAATGCACATGGAACATCAACTCCAATTGGGGATGATCTTGAATATCATGCAATTCAACAAGTATTACCTAGTGTACCTGTAGTAAGTTTTAAATCAAAGATCGGACACTCTCTCGCAGCGAGTGGTATCAATGAGACAATCTATACTCTGATGTGTTTGTCAAATGGAGTTATACCACAAAACTTTAATGTGGATGACTGTGACCATGAATTTGTTACTAAATATAGACAAGAGTTTACAAAGAAATTTGCAATGAAGAACTCATTTGCCTTTGGAGGTAAATCGTCTACATTGATTCTGGAAGTGTAGTGTTAACAGATTTTATTGGTAGAAAGTATACAGGACATCTACACACATCAATCTATATGGTGTGTGTGGTGTTGTCTGTTATGTGGATACCACAACACACACTGGGTGAGTTCCTACTCTGGTTTCTGTTTACATACCTTTTAGCGGGTTATCTCATATCGGGATTTCAACATAGGTATTGTTCTCATAAGTCTTGGCAACCTAGTCGCCCTGTAGAAGTACTGAGTGCGTTACTTGTTGTTTGTGGTTTGTTGACCCCAAGTATGGGTTGGTCACAAACTCACATAAATCACCACAGATATGCCGACACTGAGAAAGACCCGCATGGAAACTTTCATAGTATCTGGCGTAATATGTTAGTGTTCAGTACACCCTTCAGGATCACAAAAATTCCACGATGGATGTTGAGAGATAAGTTATATCAAGTTCAAGCAAAGTTCTACTGGGAGATTGCAGTATCGTTCGCAGTACTGATGTTTATCCTTGATCTTGAACAGGCATACATATCGTTCATTGCATTCATTTATCTCTGGCAGGTATCATTGAATGTTCTTGGACATCCCAATCTAAGACCAACGAATAATGAACTAATCGCTTGGTTTTGGGTGGGTGAGTTATATCACAAGAACCATCACGACAATTCCCGCAATCCTCGCTTTGGTAAGTTTGATCCTACCTACCAGTTCTTCATAAGATGGTTAAATACTGAAAAATAATACTTGACAAAGAGTGTTACGCCTGTTATAATACTTGTATTGATAATGAGGAATGATTATGAAAATTATTGAATATGTAACCGATGTTGATGTGAATAGAACCTGCCGTCAAGGCACGATCAACACTACCTATGATAAGATTGTATCAATCATGGGTGAACCGACCTATGTCGATATGGGTCGTGATGAGAAAGTCAACTGTGAGTGGTCTGCTAAGGTCACCTACCAAAACCCATTGTCGGATGATCCCGATGATACCAAGACTGCAACAGTCACCATTTACAACTGGTGTACTGAGTCTATACCCTATACCCTTTACCCGTGGCACATTGGCGGTCACGATATACTAGCGGAAGAAGTGGTGAGTGCCATCTTCCGAAATGAAATTAAACCCTCGGAGTAGATTATGAATAAAGAGCAATACGCAACATTGAGAGGAGAAATCCTCGGACTGTACATTTTAATTTTCACAACCTTTGTTTTGGATATGGTGATTGTATGAGTAGAATGGGACAATTTGTTTACGAGTGCCAAGTGATTGCAGAAGACAACTACAATGAATCAAGAGAAGTAGTTGTTGCGGAAGTCGAGAGAGCATTCGTGAAGGACAAGATGATGATACCGATGGCGATGCAGGCAGCGTTAGACCATTGGGAAGAAATACAACGAGACATGATGTCTTATTAACAAAAGGAAGCGATGAAAAATAAATGGAATAGGAGACCACAAAAACCTAAACAACAGTGGAAGAAAGACGGTGGCAGGGAAGTCACCGTTAGGTATGGTGACTTTGATACTGCCATGAGAATATGGAAGAAGAAGATCAAGAAGTCTGGTATACTAGTTGACTTGAAGAAGAAGGAATACTTTGAGTCGAGAAGTGAAAAGGAAAGGAACGCCAAAAAGAAAGCGATCAGAAGATTTGAGAGGAGAAAACTCAAAGAATATAAATACTAGTTTTAGAGGTGCGTTATGAAAAAGGAAAAGAGAATAAAATCTCGTCATGGTCGGGTATTGTTCGACAAGGACAGTCCTTTTAAACACAAGGTTGTGCCTGACAAGACAAAGTATAATCGAAAGAAGAATCCCCGAAAAGGGGATTTTTTTTGCCTTTTTAAAAGTTTATTCGTATAAATAACAGCGTATGGATATATTTACCCTAATAAAAGAATTGGGGTTTCCTATCGCATCCGCCTTAATTGGTGGTTTCTTTATGTTTCTAACACTCAAGTATATTATGGATGGCGTCATCGGACAAGTGAAGTCGTTACGTGGTATAGTGGGAAGTCTCGATAATCGTGTAAAAACTATGAATCATGACATGGTTCGTATGGATACTACCATGTGTGTTGTTCTGGGAATAAGACCAGACCTGAACAGAATTAGTAGAGCAGATGGCAAAGAAGATGCGAGGAGAGATTAATGATTGATCCCATAACGGCAGTAGCAACCGCAACAACTGCGTTTAATGGCATAAAGAAGATGGTAGAGGCAGGACAGAATATAGAACAAACCTTTGGACAACTTGGTAAGTGGTATGGTGCGGTTGCTGACTTCAATGAAGCAAAGAGACAAGCAGAGAATCCACCACTATTCAAGAAACTGGTGAGTAGTATATCTGTTGAAGAAGAAGCGATGAACGCTTTTATTCAAGAGAAGAAGTTAAAAGAACAAGAGACCCAACTGAGGGAACTCTTACTCTATATGTACGGCCCAAACGCATACGCTGAGTTGACCGCAATGCGTAGAGATATAAGGGATAAGAGAGAGAAGACTGTATACGCACAGGCAAGGAGACAGAAAGCATTCCTCTGGAATGTCGCAGGTTGGACTGGTGTTGGTTTTCTTGGTTATTTCATCTATCTGATATTTGCATTTATTTTAACCGCAAGTCAGTAAAATGGAAATTGTCGATACAATAAAAGATTTTGGTTTTCCCATAGTCGCTGCAGTTGGTATGCTGTATATGATCTATTTCGTATGGAAGACCATAACAGAGGAAGTAGAAAAAAACCTAGATGAAGCAATGACAACCCTAATTGCGTTAATTGATCGTATTAGGATGCTTGATAATGATATTATCCGATTGCAACAGAAGTTAGATACCGCAATTGAGATGAGGAGAAAAAAAGATGAAGAAGAGAATTAACGTAGGAGTATGGATAGGACTTATATTTCTGGTAAGTAATGTAAACGCAGCACCCATAGAACACAAGTTCAAGTCTCCATCGTTTAGTGGCATAAACCAATCCAGTCACTACCTTACGATTGAGAATCAAGAGACCTCTCGGAAAGACGCAATCAAACAAGAGTTGAAAGACCTTCAAGAACAACTGGAGAGGGATGCCGAGAACACAACACTCGCAAAGTTTATTCGTAACGTAGAAAGTAGAATTTACTCTACACTTTCCCGACAAATTGTCGATAGTATGTTTGGGGAGAATCCTTCTGATAGTGGGGAGTTTAACATAGAAGGAACAGGTATATCATACGTCACTGATGGTGATAGTGTGGTATTAACAGTAACAGATGAGAATGGAAATGTCACGACTATTACTATTCCCCTTGGTGATTTTGGTATCTAGTTGTGCTTCGATTGGCGGAGGTCAATCTGAAATACCAACTAGAGAAGAACCAGAGATTCAGTATACTCTATTACAGGAGGAACTGATCAATGTGGGTGTGCCTATTAGACAACCTACACTTGCGGTTTATAAGTTTGATGACCAGACAGGGCAGAAGAGACAGAACAGTGCGGGTGGGACTTCCTTTAGTTCTGCGGTGACTCAGGCACCAGATGTGTACTTGATTAGGGCCTTGACTCGTGCGGGTAATGGAAAATTCTTTAGGGTTGTAGACCGTCAAATTCTCGACCATCTGACGAGAGAACGACAGTTGATACGTCAAACTCGTCAATCTTACGAGGGAAATGACTCAAAACAACTCCCAGCACTGTATTTTGCTGGTATGATAATTGCAGGAGGTATAGTAGGATACGATACTTCCGTTGACACGGGCGGTGCGGGTGCCAGATATCTTGGTATTGGTACTTCTCGTGAATTTAGTATTGACACAGTTACAATCAATATACGATTGGTGTCAGTTGCTACAGGTGAGGTATTGTTGGATGTCATATCCTCCAAGACCATACTCTCCACAGGTACAAGTGGAGATGTGTTTAGATTTATAGAACAGGGTACAGAACTGATTGAGATTGAATCAGGTGTTACCCAAAACGAGTCTGTATCTATTGCGACCCAACGTGCGATAGAAGCAGGTGTTCTAGAACTTATCTTGAGAGGAACTCAACGAGGGTTTTGGAAAATTAACGGAGAAAGTAAATGAACGCAAAACAAAAACTAACTTTTGTTATGATGTTCTTGGTAGGAAGTGCATATGCTGATAACGAAATCTACATCGACCAAGTCGGTGATAGTTCTGTTATCGAAATCGTACAAGACGGTTCAGGAAACAAGGTGGGTGGATCAACTTCTGATGACACTAAGTTTCTACTGGATGGTGACAGCATGGATTTCAATGTCAACGTAAGTGGAGGGACTAATAATCTGATTGGTTCGATTATCGGTACTTCTACAGTGGATATTGATGTCAGTGGTTCGAGTAATGATTTGTTCTTTGATGTAGACAAGGACAATGCATATGGTGCAACCAATGGAGACTTTGTGATTGATCTTACTGGTGGTAATAATGAACTAGACTTGGATGTTGGTTCACTGGACACTGCTAACGATCTGGACTTTGACATGATAGTTGATGGTGACTTTAACACGGCAGACATAAACATTGATGCCTCATCTTTGACTTTCAACATGGATATGGCAGGAGACAACAACAACCTACTATATAATGGCAGTGGATATGATGGACACGAGTTCGTCTTGACTGGACTTGGTAGTTACTGGGATATTGAAGTTAATCAGGAATCTACTCTACAGACAGATTCATTGGAGATAGAATATGATGGTTCGGGAACAAGTTCGACAGATGCAACTATTTGTATTACTCAGTCTGACTCTGGTGAGTCAACAGGTTGCCAGTAGTGATGTAGGTGCAGTTGATCGTGCAGTCGGGTGGAGACAAATTGTACGAGAAGAGGAGAAGATAAAACCGAAAAGTGGTCAAGAGATAATATCGAAAGATGACCTTCGCACAGGTGAGGGGCGTCTTCAGGTAGTGTTTGTTGACGATTCTAAGTTACGTATGACCGAACACACTCGCATTGTGATTGACAATGTAGTGTTTGATGATGACCCAAGTAAGTCAGATTTGGCGATGACGTTTGCACAGGGTACTGCGAGGTTTATATCTGGACAATTAGGAAAGGTTGATCGTGAGAATATTCGACTGAAAACCCCTACCGCATCTATCGGTATTCGTGGGACAGACTTCACGGTCACAGTTGATG